CTCAAGCTTCTCAACAAGCTGCCTACGAAGAAGCCGCACGTCAAGCTGCCTACCAGGCACAGTTGGCTCAACAACAAGCTGAGGCTGCTTATCAGGCACAGCAACAGGCTCAAATTCAACAACAGATATACCAACAGCAACTGGCACAAGATGCGCAGACAGTGCAGATAATAGCACAGTCTCAAGCTCAAGCTGAAGCTCAAACAATTGCAACAGTGGCGGCAGCAGGTAGAACACGCACTATAATTGAAGTTGAATCATCTGCACAAACCACAGTTGATGCAGAATATTATTCTAGTGCTCAGTACACAGCAAATCGCCCAGTCTCGGTAAGAATTGCCCCAACGTCCACTCGATCAGATCCTGTTGTGACCGCAACAGCTCTTGCAACCACCACGGTTAGTCCCACAGTGAACTACACAGTGAACCCATCAGTAGATCTGCAACTGGCCATACAACAGCTTGACAATCAGCCATTTGTTGGCATACCCGTGCAACCTCCAGCATAATTGACTTAAACTGCGCCGTTTTTGTTTTGGGTAAATAAGCTACAGAAAAGGCAAGTTAGCAATGGCATACCAACTAGTAGGAACAGGCGAGGAACAATATTATGTCTGGGTTGACGACCCTGTGCCTGCGCCGCCACCGCCACCGCCACCTCTTGTAGAATCACCTGCACCTGCTCCTGTGCCTGTGGTTCCGGGCACACTGGATGCCAGCGGAAATCCACAGTTTCTAGCTGGCAGTCCTGAATACTTTACCGCAGCTCAGTTGTCTAAACAAGAAAGCAGAAATGATCTATTACGGGCCGCAAATGATTATGGTGTTGGCGACTTTGCAATTTCTGCTGTAGTAGGAGAAAGAATATTTCTTGAAATAGGTGGTGGAAAACAAGTCGACATCACTGACTACTTTGATGGTAACGGAAAACCTCCAGTAACTATCGACGTTAGTGTGCCCACATATGGTACCACCACAGTAACTACTCCATTTAGAAATGTGACAGTGACAGCGTTGCCTGAAGTAGCTAGAACAGTGAATACTTCTGAAGGTGCAATAGTAGTTGATCCCAACTCCGAAACAGCTAGATTTATTCAGTGGCAGGGATCACAGTACGATCCCAACAACGGAGGCCTAGTCAGAGAAACCTGGGCTCGACAAGGTATCTCTGATCCCTACAGCGATCCTACGATTGTTCGTGCCGCGGTTGGACAAACTGATCGTGCAGAGGCTCGAACAGAGTTGTTTAACCAAAACGGAGTAACACCTCCAGGCAGCACCATTGCACCTTGGAACGATCCAAATTGGCCGGCATATCAAGGCAGCAACAAGGAAGCATATGGCATCGCTAGTGTAGCCCTTAACGATGCCAGTGTTAAAAATCAACTCAAAGCTGAAAACGGATGGGATGAAGCCACTTTCCAAAGCTGGGCATTGAACGCAACCAATCCTACCGAAGCAGCTAGACAAGCTGCTATTAATGATGCAAGGTTTGGTCTTGTGGCCGGACCAGGTTCAGGTGGCACAACAGGTTTGTCCAGTAACGGTGCTACAGTTGTTGCAACAAATGGCGGTGTTAGTCCAGCAGGTTTTGCCAATGCTACTTTTTCGTCAGTTGCGTCAAACGCTGGGGTGCCCACTGACCTAGCAGGAGCAACTGGTGTAGTAACTGATGCGGCCAACAATTTATTAGCGTCTGTACCATCAGTGCCCACAGACCTAGCAGGCGTTGCCGCAGGCTTTGCTGCTGGATTTACTGCTGCATTGCCTGAGTTGCCATCTGTAGAAGGTGCACTGAGACTGACTGCCGCTCAAGTGGCCGGTCTTGCACAACAGGCCGAAGATGCTGCCAGCGCGGTTGTGGCTGGTATCCGAAGTTTGCCTGAAAGAATTCCTGACAACTTGACAGGATTTGTAACTGATGCAGTAGACAGCCTGGCGCAGGCCAGTGGTCTAGGTGCAGTAACAGACTTGTTGTCAAGACAAAATGCCACAATCCGAAAAGCCAAAGAACAGGCCACACTGCAAGCTCGAAACAACGAAGCTGCTGCACCAGACTGGCGTGTGCGTCTGCAACTGGCCTCGGGCGCAGAATATCTTTACAAAAATCCTGCAGGAGCTGGCATACTAGCACCATTGGCGCAAACAGATGGGGTGATATTCCCTTACACTCCCACAATTGAAACATCATATGCAGCCAACTATGACAAGTATGATCTTACTCACAGCAACTATCGCGGATATTTTTACAAGAACAGTGTGGTTAACGACATCAGCATTCGTGGAACATTCACAGCTCAAGACACCGCTGAAGCAGAATATATGTTGGCAGTGATACACTTTTTTAGATCAGTCACACGCATGTTCTACGGTCAAGATACCTTGCGAGGTGCACCTCCTCCTTTGGTGTATCTCAGCGGGTTTGGCGAATACCAATTCAACAAACATCCTTGTCTGGTTTCTAATTTTAGTTACAGCCTGCCCAACGAAGTAGACTATATACGTGCCTGGGCCCCGAACAACTACGGCAACTTGTTTAGTCAACGAGCCAAGACAGGTGGTATCAGTACCAATCCGCTGAGTGCAGCAATAAGTAGGTTAACTGGTGCTGGTATTAACCCTTCTACATTGTCAGGACCACCAGGTACGCCGGCAATTACTCAAAACGTCAACAACTTAACAGGGGCCACCTACGTGCCAACCAAGATAGAAATCAACATCACACTGTTGCCCACCAACACACGCAGTGAAATCAGCCAACAGTTCAGTGTTGAAGAGTTTGCCAATGGCAACCTGCTCAAAGGAGGATTCTGGTAATGGCCACATACGGAGCAACCAGCCCATACTACGCAACTGGCTACAGTCAGTTCTTTCTGGATGTCATGGTAGACAGACCCATACCCAGACTCACAGACGACCTGTCATTCATAATCAACCAGACGTACCAGTACCGTCCTGACCTGTTGGCGTTTGACCTGTATCAAAACTCCAACCTATGGTGGGTTTTTTATCAACGCAACCCTAATTCGTTGACTGCCCCGCCTTTGGATTTTGTAGCAGGCAAAAAAATATTTTTGCCTAAATTGGCCACCCTGCAAGAAATACTGGGATTTTAATCAATGAGTACGCTTGCTCAGCGCGAAGTTGTTCGCATCCAGGTCGAAATCAATATCACGCTTGAGGATATAGCTAGTTTTCGAGAACGACTTAATGACCCAAATCTGCGTCCAATCCAACGTGCCACTGCACAAACAAATCTTCAACGAGCCGAGGAACGACTAGCATCACTTAGAATAGACCTAATTAGAGAACGGGAAAAAGTAGCTGATGAAGCAGGGACATTACCAACTCCTCCAAAAACAGCAGGACAAACCGTCAATGACGATTCAGTTGATAACCCTGCTAAACAGAAACCTTTAGAAACTGATCCTGACACAGGACGCATACAAAACTTTGTAGCCAAAACAGAGCCCTCCAACGCAGAACGTACACCAACTGTTGCCACAGGCGACACTGATATCAACGTCAATGGGCCGCCAAAAACTTTCTCAGTTACACAGTCGTCGTCTGACATACCAGAGCAAACTGGCACAGGACCGATCAAGGACCCCAAGGAGCCAAAATATCCACCGGGCACCGACCGTCCCGGTGGCGAAGGCAAGGTAACTGATCCATCGCAAGCAGGCGAAGCACCTGCCGGGGTTCCCAAAGTAACACCCGGTCCCGGGGCCAATGACGACAGTGGCAGATCAACCCCTGCTAGTACCAGTGCTGAGACAAACAATGCTGCCAATGACCCCATAACAATCAAACCGCAGGACAATGTGCTGGACAAGTTTGCTAGTTATACCTATGGTATATCTGTGTACCTGATGACCCCTGAAGCATACAAAACATTTGTGACCAGCAAAAAGCGCACGCTCAACGGCAGCAACTTGTTGTTTCAAAGTGGCGGAGCTCCGGGCAACAGCGGCATTCAATTCCCCGGAGACCCAACTGATCAGGCGCCAGTGGGTGCGTCAAGAAATTCCTACTTTGACGTGGACTTTTACATTGACAGTCTAACTCTAGACACAGCGTTTCCTGGCAAACAAACAGGCGCAGCACACATGGGCACAGAATTAAAGTTTACTGTGATTGAGCCCAACGGAATCACTTTGTTAGACAGAATGTATGCAGCAGTGCAGGATCATGTGCCCAAGGATGGGGCTGGCAAAGTAAACTACACTGCGGTACAATACTTGTTGGCCATTCGTTGGTACGGGTGGGACCTTGACGGCCAACTCATACGTGGTGTTGGGCAAACTCAAGGGCTGACTGACCCCAATGCTGCTATTGAAAAATTTGTTCCTTTCAAGATTCAAACAGTCAACTGGGGAGTCAGCAACAAGCTGGTCACTTATGACTTTGTATGCAAACCAGTGGGACAGTTGATAGCAGGTGGTCAAAGTCGTGGCACTATACCTTATGATATTGAATTAACTGACAGCACAGTTGGCGGCCTGCTGGGAGGTGATGCACAGTATGGCACCGCATCTCCCAATGCGACTCCACCTACAGCTCCTGAAGCACCACAAAAAGCCAATGCAGCCCCGTCAAACAAGCCCACAATCAGACAGGGACTCATGGGAGCCATGAACGACTTTCAAAAGAAACTGGTACAAGACGGCGTATATGAGTATGCTGACACATACGAAATTGTTTTTGCCAACGGTGCAGAAAGCATTAGAGATTCGTCGATCATCAAACCAGAAAACAAGATCAAAAATATTGGAGCAACACCCATGGGTAAACCAGTTACGTCTGACCCCAACGGACTAGATCCTCGCAAGAATCAAGTGGACAACACCTTGCGAAATTCAGCAGTGACAGCAGGCCAACAACTATTGCAGGTGATAGATCTTACTATTCGCAACAGTACTTTTATCACACAACAGGCTCGTGTGGTCAATCAAGAAGAACAAACAGATGAACTAGGTAATCCCATAGAAAACCCTACAGCAGCCCCTGTGACTGCCAAAGTCAATTGGTTCAATATCACCATGGAAGCTGTTCCTCGCACCAGCGAATATGATTACAAACGCAATGATTATGCGTATGACATTCGTTATATCATTAGTCCTTATGTGGTTGTAAACTTTGACAGCAAGTATTTTCCTATTGCCAAGTTCAACGGGCTACACAAAAGCTACAAATACTGGTTCACAGGTCAAAACTCAGCAGTACTAGATTATCAAGCCAACTTTAATTCCTTGTACAACATGACCATAAGTGGTAGTGACAGCAAAGACTCAGGTACTGAAGCTATCAGGCGCAAGTACACTTCCAGCATGCGAGACATTCCTACGTATGTGTATCAAGCCCGCAGTTCTGAAAGCAACCAAGGCGCAGACGGCAAAGGCAATGAAACATCAGCTAACGCTGCTGAATACTTGTACAGTCCCAGCGATCTGGCCACAGCCAAGGTGCGTATTGTAGGCGACCCAGGCTGGATACAACAGGGCAGTGTAGCAGCAGGAGTTAATCCCAAAAACTTTGACTATAAAGGTTTCTTGCCTGATGGCACAATCAATTTTGACAGCACTCAAGTGATGTTTGAAATTGCCTGGCAGAGGCCTGAAGACTACAACATCAATACTGGTTTGGCAGATCCGTATTCAGGTGCGTATTCAGGCAACGAAAATCTAGCACGACAAGCAATACAAAGTTATGTGTATATGGCTAGAAAATGTACAAGTGAATTCCGTCAAGGTAAATTTGAACAAACCATTGAAGGCTCATTGTACAACTTTCCTGTGCCACAACAACAAAACACAGCCACTGCACAATCTGCTAGTGTGTCAGCAGATACCAGTGGCTCTGCTGAGCGAGCAGGCAATCCAGAAAACGCTCAAAGAGCTTCCGATACATTAACCTTGCCAGGAACAGGTGCGTTGCCTGCACCGCCAGCAATAGACACTGTACAACTTAGTGCCACTAGCGCGGCCACAACGCTGGCATCAGTGAACTTGATTCGTCAAGGTTCAGAACCAACTACCAGCAACGGATCAGCCGTTCAAACAGTTAGTCTGCCAGCACCGCAGGTGTTGAATGCACAAACAACTGTTACTAACACTCCTAGTCAGCAGATGTCTGGCGAAGCATAAGGAAAACACATGGCTGAGAATATACAACGCAGCAAAGGCGTACCACAAAATTACAAAGCAGATCGTGGTGGTGTACCCGCGCAACCAGGTCCGTTTATTGGCACAGTTATGAGCAACGTTGATCCCACACGTTCAGGACGTTTGCGTGTGTACATCGAAACATTCTCCGACGGTGCCATGGACGATGATACCAAATGGACCACTGTGGAATATTTGCCAGGATTTTTTGGAACTACACCATCAAATTCAGGTACTACCACAGGTGCAGGAACCTACCCGGGCAACAGAAACACCTACGGCATGTGGTTTACTCCTCCAGATATTGGCGTTAGAGTCATGTGCATATTTGTCAACGGTGAACGTGACAAAGGTTACTACATTGGAGTTCTGCCCGAACAAGGTTTGAACCACATGGTACCAGCCATAGGTGCTAGTACCGCAGCCGACACAGCCAACGAAAATCAAAAAAAGTATTTTGCTAATGCAACCCAGTTGCCAGTGTCTGAGATCAATGCTGCCAACGCAGGTATTATCAACAATCCTCGCTTCTTTGATCAGCCTAAACCTGTGCATGCTGTGGCAGCAGCCACAATGTTTCAACAAGGATTAATCAACGATACTGCACGTGGTCCTATAGCCAGCAGCAGCCAGCGTGAAAGTCCCAGTCAAGTTTTTGGTATTAGTACTCCAGGCCGTCCGATCTACCAAGGCGGATTCAAACAAGAAGAAATTCCAAGCCGTATTGATCAAGGTGCTATTTCTCCAACTGACACCAAGGTGATTGGGCGCATGGGAGGTCATACCTTGGTTATGGATGATGGATCTGTTGAAGGCAAAGATCAAATGATCAGATTACGCACAGCCAAAGGACATCAGATTACCATGAGTGATTCTGGGGACTTTTTCTATATCATTCATGCCAATGGTCAGAGCTGGTTGGAGTTTGGCAGCGAAGGCACTATAGACCTGTACAGCAGTAATTCTGTCAATGTGCGAACCCAGGGCGATTTGAATCTGCATGCCGACGGCAGTATCAACATGTATGCTGGCAAAAACATCAAGGTAAAAAGCAAAGAGGCCATGCAGGTCGAAACTGAAACTGACTTGATCATAATGGCTCGCAAAAGCATGGCAGTGTATTCCCGAGCCACATTGAGTATCAAAGCCGACGGCACCCTGGGACTGCAAGGCAAAAACACCAGCATCAATGGCGGCAGTTCAATTGTGGCCAGTGCAGGTACTATTGACCTCAATGGACCCAAAGCATCCAACATTCCCACACCTAAAGTGATTCCCATGAACCTCATGCCTGATGTCACGTTTGATGCCAGCACAGGATGGAAACCAGTAGACAAAGGTATAGCCAGCGTGGTCAATCGTGCCCCTACACACGAACCGTACCCGTTTCACAACAAAGGTGTTGAGGTTTAAAATATGGCATCATTTTCATTTTTTAACCCAGGCGCCGCACCCGACGATTCTGTTGGTACTACGGTCCCGGGCAACACACAAACTCCGCCCGGTGCTCCTCCTATACCTGCAGGAATAACCATTACTGCAACACTTGGTCGCAGTGTAGTAGTCGCTGGGCCAGCATCTTTGGAACGTGATATTGCCCAAAGAATTTTCAATCAACAGTTGGCCAGCGGCTCATTGATAGGACTTAGACCCGGTGACGTAATCAGCGCTGCAACACAGACTACAAATGGATTGCCCACTGCTGAGTCTCAGTTGTTGCAACAAATTGCTCAAACACCTAGTCAAGCAGAACAAGTAACACCAGCGCGAGTCATAGCAGATGTGCTGGTAAAGTTTCCAGTGACCAATGGTATCACTGTGTCTGATTATGCCAAACAGCCAGCAGAAACTCTAGGACTAGGCAACATGACTGCGGTTCAGCTCACCAGCGTGTTGGCACAGGTGCGCAAACTAGCAGCCCAACCATCCAATGTGGTTACAACAACAGGCCTAGGAACATATGCATTAACTGCGGCACAATTAGCGGCCGCTGGGTATATAAAGCCAGCAACAGTTGAACTATTGCTAACTGGACAAAATTCTTTGCCCAATGTGCTAAAAAGTCCTGCAGTCTGGACCGGCCTGGACGGAGCAACTTCACTGCAACAGATGTTGTCCAACGAATCTCTACAGCAGCAAATACAAGTAACTTTGATGAATATGGGACTGAGCTATCTCAATCAAGTGGGCATTGCTGTTGATCAATTTCCAGCCCGCAGTCAATCAGGGGCTATTCTTAGTGCTGCAAAAGCACCAGCCGCAGCCGAATCTTGGTTACGCGGACAAACTGTTAGTGCCTCTGACAATGAACTGTTTAGTCAGTTTGTAAGGGACGGGGCATATGCAGTAGATTTTGCGGACAACAAGATCAACAATTCCATGGCCAACGAAGCAGATCCTGTGGGCACAATAGACACCGCAGATCGTGCTCGACTAGACGCTGCGACCAATCGAATTGTGGGGAATCCCAAAGTTCCTCAGCTGGTGTATGGTGCTGAGCCAGTGAATCCTGTGCTGGCAGCAGAATACACTCGCCTGCAACTGGTTTTGACTACTACACAAAGTTCTGTAGATGCAGTGGTAGCACAAGCAACAACAGTACAAAATGCTGTGTTGCGACAGAGTCGATTGGAAAGTTTTCAATCAGCGCTGACCACTCTAAAGAATCGAGTAGCTGAGGTGCGACAGCAAGCTGCTTCTACAGCACCAATTTCTCCTGCACTAGTAGCACAACTAGATTTGTTGTTGCAACAAATAGAAAATTTAATAATCAGAATCAACAACAGTATTCAGTTGATTGAACAAGCCAAAGCCCAGTTGCAACGCCGATAAATATTGTTATGGCTACATTCGTCGGTTTCAACACCATTAACCAATTCAAAAAGTTTACACTCACAGACTTTGAGTTGATCAAGCGCGACCTGTTGAATGCGTTCAACATACGTCCTGGGCAACTACCTGGACGCCCAGCATACGGCACATCACTATGGAGTTTTGTATTTGAACCACAAACCCAAGAGACCCAAACTTCTATTCAGACTGAAGTGCAACGTGTGGCTGGTGGCGACCCTAGAATTTTTGTAAGCCAAGTAGATGTTTATCCTCAAGAAAATGGTATTCTATTGGAAATACAACTCACGGTGGTGCCCACCACAGATGCCAAGATACTGAGCATTTTCTTCGACCAACAACAACGCACAGCCAGCTACGTATAACTGCGCCGTTTTTAGTCTCCATAAATACTTCAAGGTGACAAAAAGGTTCAACGAGCATGGCAAAAACCACTAGACAAACAGCAATTTTCGGCGTAGAAGATTGGAAACAAATATATCAGACCTACCGGGAAGCTGACTTCCAAAGCTACGACTTTGAGACTCTGCGCAAGAGCTTTGTAGACTATTTGAGATTGTACTATCCTGAAACTTTCAACGACTACATTGAAAGTTCAGAATTTATTGCGCTGTTGGATATCATTGCGTTTATGGGACAGAGTCTTGCGTTCCGTACTGACCTTAACACTCGTGAGAACTATCTAGACACAGCAGAACGTCGTGACAGCGTGGTTCGCCTGGCCAACTTGGTCAGTTACGATCCCAAGCGCAACACAGCATCCAGTGGTTTTCTCAAAGTGTTCAACGTAACAACTACAGAAAACGTCACAGACTACAACGGTATTAACCTCAGCAACGTCACTGTAGACTGGGCTGACCCCACCAACCCAGACTGGCAAGAACAGTTTACCACCATTATCAATGCTGCTCTAGTAGACAGCCAGCGTGTGGGACGGCCAGGCAATCGTCAGACAATTTTAGGTGTGCGTACAGATGAATATGCCATCAACCTGCTGCCAGGTTTTTTGCCAGTGGTTCCATATACAGCCACAGTTGATGGCGTATCAATGCCTTTTGAAGCAGTGACTTCTACCAGCGTGGGTCGTGATTATGTGTACGAACCGTCACCACGTGCCAATGCGCCATTCAATGTGTTGTTCCGTAACGATCAGTTGGGCTTTGCTAGTGCCAACACTGGTTATTTCTTTGCGTTCAAGCAAGGTACCCTAATCAACACAGACTTCAACTTGGCTGAACGCATCAGCAACCGCACTGTGAACATCAACGTGGAGGGTGTCAACAACGAAGATCGTTGGTTGTACCAATTGGACAACGTGGGCAACATCACCCGTGAATGGGAATATGTGGAAAGTGTATACACTGCCGCAGCAGAACAGCAAGTAGAACTACGACCAATCTACAGCACCACTAGCAGAACCAATGACCAAATTACTCTGGTATTTGGTGATGGTGTGTTTAGTGAAATCCCAGTGGGTATTTTCCGCTGCTATACTCGTGCTAGCAACGGCCTGGAATACATTATCAATCCTGCTGAAATGCAAAGCGTGAGTATTCCCATCAGTTATACTAGCCGCAGTGGCAATCTTGAGACTATCACTTTTACCTGTGGTATCACACAACCTGTGACCAATGCTCAGGCTCGTGAACCTATTGAAGCAATCAAACAACGTGCTCCTGCTCGTTACTATACACAAAACCGTATGGTCAACGGCGAGGACTACAACCTGTTTCCTTACACACAATACAACAGCATCATCAAGAGCAAGGCTCTAAATCGTGCGTCAATTGGAACCAGTCGCTATCTTGATCTTGTGGACAATACCGGCAAGTATAGTAGTACCAATAGCTTCTCCAGCGACGGCGCACTATGGGAAAATAACATACTGCCCACAATCTTGTTTGGGTGGACTAACCGCAACGAAATTGCAGACTTTGTGACCAACAGCGTACAACCGCAGTTGACTGAAGCCACAATGAAACAGTTCTACTACGATAATTTTCCTCGTGTGTACACCAATGCTGCACCAGCAGGTAGCTTTGTGGTAGGGCAGACGTACATTATTGCCACAGTGGGCACTACCAACTTTATAGCAGTGGGCGCTGGAGACAACAACGTAGGCACTGCGTTCATAGCCACAGGTGTAGGATCAGGTACAGGCACAGCTTTTGTGAGTGTGGCTGGCAGCACATGGCAACAAAGCACTACACTTGCCAACGAAACCACAGGCTACTTTAAAAATTCTGCGGGCACAGCTATTCCTGTTGGACCCAGTAGCGGCACAGATTTCAAGTATGTGCAAGTAGGTAGTTTGATCAAGTTTGTGGCGCCAATTATCAACGGGCAACCCTATTACTTTGATCGCAACAATCGACTGCAAGCCGGTATCCCCACTCGCCCTGACGAACGCACAGAAATTTGGGCCAGCCCTCAAGCCATCGTAGGCGACGGCTACAACAACGGTCTAGGCAACCTGAGTTCAGAAGCAGGCCCAGTTACAATCAATAACTTTGTGCCCACAGGCGCTGTGGTCAGCGAAATCATTCCGCTGTTTGTGACAGACCTTCCTTTGAGTATAGAACAGCAAATGGGCGATCAAATTGAACTGTTCCGTGACTTTGGCCTGGGCTACAATAACCTTACAGGTACTTGGTATATTATTACCAGTACTAACCTAGATCAAGACGCTGCCTGGAGTGACGCCAACGCAGGCTCTACTTCGGGAACCAACAGTGATGCCAGCTGGCTGGTACAGTTTGTGGTAGAGAATCAAAACTACACAGTAACATTCCGTGGCCTAGCCTACTACTTTGGATCAGTACTTCAAACTCGTTTCTTCTTCTATGGCGATCAACTGATCTATGACAGCAGAACAGGCACCATCATCAAGGACTTTATCAACGTGTTGGCCATGAACACACAACCTGATGATAGTGCTCCTCTTGAAGGCGATGTGATCATGGACATTATTGGACAGCCAGTAGAGTCAGATGGTTATGTTGACGACTTTCAAGTTCTGGTCAGCTTCCGTGATAGCGACAACGACGGTGTACCCGACAATCCAGACTTCTTTAAAGAAATTGTTGCACCTGAGGTAAATGACAATCAGAAACTGGTGTTCCTGCAACAAACAGTGGACTTTGACAATCTACAAAGATATTTGTTGGTCGAAGAAGGCATTGTCATCAGTGACTATGCTACTCTTGATGACATCGAGTTGGTCAAGAGTGAGTGGAGTCCAGGACAAATTTTCTATGCATATGATCAAGTCAACAATGACGGCTCAGTTGGTGCATTCTACTTGTTGAGCATCAACATTGCTGGTGTACGCACGCTGGTATCGCAGTCAGGATGGATTGCACGCACTGGTCGTCAAGATCTGTACTTCCAGTATCGTCACAATTCACCGCTGACCACACGTATTGATCCAGGTACCACAAACATCATTGACTTGTACGTGGTCACACAGGCCTATTACACAGCATATCAAAACTGGATTCGTGACACCACTGGTACTGTACCTGAGCCCAGTGTGCCCACAATTGACGAGTTAAGCACGGCATATCAAGGCTTGCAGGACTACAAAATGATTTCTGACAACGTGGTCTTGAACTCAGTAAACTTCAAGCCCTTGTTTGGAGCCAAAGCAGCAGCACAGTTGCGAGCCACCATCAAGGTGATTCGTGCTCAAGGATCAACAGCGTCAACAAGTGAAATCAAGAGTTCAGTGATTGCTGAAATGAACACATATTTCAGCATTGACAAATGGAACTTTGGGGATACATTCTACTTCTCAGAGCTGGCAGCATACCTGCATCGTCAGTTGGGAACTATTATCAGTTCTGTGGTCCTGGTACCATTGGACCCACAAAAGAGTTTTGGTGACTTGTATGAGATTCGTTCAACTCCCAACGAAATATTCGTGAATGCAGCAGACATAACTAATATAGATGTGATTGAGGCTTTGACCAGCACCAATCTCCGAACAGCCCCTGGTAGCGGAGTAATTTAATGGCAAGAGTACGTAGTGTAGAATTTTTACCTGAAATCTTTCAGACTGATGTCAACAAGCAGTTTTTGGCTGCGACTCTGGATCAGTTGATTCAGGAACCCAAGTTCAAAAAGACTCAGGGCTTTATTGGCCGCAGCGTGGGCCCTGGTGTAAACCCCAATGACAGTTATGTAATTGAACCCAACAAAACTCGTGCTGACTATCAGTTAGAAGCTGGCATTGTGAGTCTAGAACCTGATACCAGCCGAGTCCGAGATGTCATGACATATCCGGGCATACTGGATTCAGTCGAGTATCAAGGCGGTGATTCCAGCCGTCCTGATCGATTGTTTGAAAGTCAGTACTACACCTGGGATCCATTCATCAATTGGGATACTTTTATCAACTTTAGTCAGTACTTTTGGATTCCTGGCGGCCCTGCATCTGTAGATGTGGCAGCAACTGGGGTGCCAGCCACTGACGATTTTGTAGTAGATCGTGCCAACGGTGTGTACACCTTTTCAGGCCTGGCCGGAACCAATCCCACAATTGATCTAGTACGCGGCGGCAGCTACACATTTCAAGTTGCACAAAACGACAAAGAAACTGTCAACTATCGTGTGAGCAATGCTGGTATCAGCAGCTACGTGATTGATTCACGAAACAATCCCACTCTGTCACTAGTGCGTGGTAACACCTATGTGTTTACCATGAACCTAGACGGGGTATATCCTTTCTATATCAAGACAGCTCCTACCACAGGTTTGAGCAATGTCTACAATTCAGGTGTGACCAACAACGGAGCAGTTGTGGGACAGGTCACATTTGTGGTGCCACAAGACGCACCTGACACCTTGTACTATGCCAGTGCTACACAAAGCAACATGCAAGGCACAATAAACGTGACCAACGCTGATGCTGGCACAGGCCCAGGATTCTGGATTCAGTCAGCACCAGGCATTAGTGGCCGCGTGCCCATCACTCCTAACATCAGTTCAAGAGATGTGTTTGGTGTCACAAACAACGGCGAAGATCTTGGCACAGTCACGTTCAACGTTCCAACCAAGACGGCGCAAGACTTCTACTATGCTTTGCCCAGCATTGGTACAGTGGATCTGATCACTGACCTCAAGTTTGATCAACTAGACAACATTTCAGTGGCTGATTTTATCGCAGCCTATGGCGGCATTGATGGCATTACAGAACTCAATGGCCGCACGTTGGTGTTTACTCAATCCGTAGTTGAACCTGAACTAGGTGGCTGGTACAAAACCACACTGTATGATCCCTTGGATCGAGATGATTCTCTCAATGGTCAAGTAGGCAGCTATGACAGTTTGCTGTATTCAGAAACTACTGAAGTTCCGCTAGAACAACGATTTGGTATCTGGCAAATTGAATATGTCAACGACGACGGTTACGTTTACATGACCTTGAACAGCGTTCAGCTGATCAACAATCTTGAAAAATTTACTGTGCGCTATGGCAACACCTATGCCAGCACACAATGGTACAAAAATGATGCAGGTTTCTTTAGAGAAATACCATTGCTGACAGCAGCACAAGACGTCTTGTACTATCAAGACGGCACGGACCCAGAAATATTTGGTCGTATTCGCTTGATCGAACAAACACAAAGCGACACCTTGTTTATTGATGAAATATTGGGCAAAACATCGTACACTAGCCCCAATGGTGTGACATTTACCAATGGCCTCAAAGTGGTATTCCGTGGTCAAGTAGAACCTGCTAGCTACATTGATCAAGAGTATTACATCAGTGGTGTGGGAGCAGCTATAGAATTGTTGCCAGTAATCAACTTCATAACTCCTGAAACCTATGTAGTTGATGGTGACGACAGTACAGAAGCCACCGAACCTGGGGAACTGGACTACTTGACCATTGATCGTGCTGCACTGGATCTCAATGCCTGGAGTCGCAGCAATCGTTGGTTCCACATTGATGTGCTCAATGCCACTGCTGCCTACAACAACACAGAAGTAGTGATTGACAATGCATTCCGTGCCAAGCGTCCTGTGATTGAATTCCGTGGCGGCATTCGCATGTTCAACATGGGCACTGAAGGCAAGCAACCAGTCAGCATCATTGACTTTGAAGAAACAGACGCATTCAGCAACATTGAAGGCAGTACTGGTTATTCAGTTGGTGGGTTTACATTTGAACAAACTAATCCTCCACAACGAGTTATTTTTGCCGCAGATCTTGACGCCAACGTGAGAAACAAGATCTGGGAAGTGAATTTTATCATTCCTGACTCAGTTCCGCCCCTAATTACGCAACCAATTATTCACCTGACTTTGGCCACTGACGGCGAAGTACTAGTTGATCAAAGCACTGTATGTCTAGACGGAACTGAACTCAAAGGTGTGTCATTCTGGTATGACGGTGTTGCTTGGATTCCTGCTCAACTTAAAACTGGTGTTCAACAGGCTCCACTATTTGACATTTATGATGCTGCTGGCGTGAGTTTTGCCAACCTTGTGAAATATCCGTCAACTACATTTGCTGGCAGCAAGTTGTTTAGCTATGCTGTGGGAGACACTGGTGTGTTGGACCCTGTGTTGCAATTTCCTTTGCAGTACTTGAACCTCAACAACGTAGGAGACATTGTTTTTGAAAACAATCTCTACAAAGATACTTTCTTGTATGTGCGAGACAATGTCAGTGCTACTGAATCTATCAGCAACGGTTTTGTGAGAGAGTATGACACAAGAACATTGTTCCAACGACAAATTGGATGGAACACTGCGGCCACAGACACACAAATTCGACAACAGTTCAAATTTACCTATACTGGCGAACTGCTAAAGCTGGATGTATCAGCACAGTCTACAGACGCTAATATTCCTGCTGTGCAAGTATATGTGGGGTCAGTTTTCCGTGACCCAGGATCCTACACAGTTGCAACCACAGCTAATTCAACCACAATTGCACTAGACAACACATATGCAATTGGGGACATTGTGGAAGTGTTGGTGTTGAGTGATCAAATCAGTCAGGTGGCTTTTTATCAAGTACCCATCAACCTGGAAAAGAATCCCATCAACGGCAACAGCGACACATTTACACTGGGCACTGTTCGCACACACTACGAGTCAATCTGCGAAAATTTAACCACACTACGTGGTCCAATCAACGGCGCCAACAACACACGAGATCTTGGCTATATTGGAACGTACGGCCAGGTAATTTTACAACAAAGCGCACCCTTGGTGCTGGCTGGCTATTTTAATCGTTCGCAAGACTACAACATTTTTGCTAGTCTACAATACAACTCCAGAGAGTATCAAAAGTTCAAGAACTTGATGTTGGAAGAAGTTACTAGACTCACTATTGGATTTGAAACGCCAGGGCAATTGTTAACACAGGCCATGGAGAATCTCACTGCTGGACGGATTGAAATCAATCCGTTTTACTGGAGTGACATGTTACCCACCGGTTCAGTGTTCATTGAAAATTCCTATACAGTGGGTTTGATCACTACCAACGTGTTTGACACTGTGCAAGTGTACAATTATACATCAGCTAACTATCTTGGCTTGCTGGTGTACAAAAATCAACAATTGCTCACACGTGGATTTGATTATGTGGTGGCCACAGATGGTCCTCGTATCACAATCACCGTACCATTGGCCGTAGGTGACATAGTATCCATTCAAGAGTATCCTGAGACCTATGGTAATTTTGTACCCAACACTCCCACAAAGTTGGGACTGTATCCAGCGTATCGTCCTGAAATTGCAATAACACAAACCACAACAGGTACAGCAGTGGTCATAGTAGGCCATGACGGCAGTCAGACTCCTGCGTTTGAAGACATTAGAGATCAAGTGCTGTTGGAATTTGAAACTCGCATCTACAACAACTTGAAACTGGACGGAAATCCTGTACCTTTGTTGATCACAGATGTGTTACCCGGCAATTTCCGTGAAACTGGATATTCTTATTCAGACATCAACGACTTGTTGAGCACAGACTTTTTGAGTTATGTGGGCTGGAACAAACTGGACTATACTTCGCAAAACTTTTTGTCTACAAACCAGTTTTCTTGGAACTACAGTAGCAGCCAGAACAAACTGAGCTTTAACCGCCCTGACAACACTAACCTGTTGGGGGCTTGGCGCGGCATCAACCGTTATTTCTACGACACAGAAAATCCTGCGTTGACCCCTTGGGAAATGCTGGGCTTCTCAATCAAGCCCACCTGGTGGAACACTGTGTATGGTCCTGGACCATACACCAGCGACAACTTGGTATTGTGGGACGACCTTGAGGCAGGTCGTGTGGCCGATCCTGACGGTGCTTATGTGTTGCCGGCATATGTTCGTCCAGAATTAACCACTGTGATTCCTGTAAACAGCGAAGGCAACTTGTTAAGTCCGTTTGCTAGTGTAGTAGGCGGATATGACGAAACTAGTTTTCAGAAGTCATGGGCCGCAGGAGACGGCGGCCCTGTAGAAGCATCATGGTGGAATTCCAGTGCATACCCATTTGCAGTCATGCGAGTGCTGGCACTAACACGCCCAGCTAAATTCTACAGCCTGTTTGCTGATCGTGATTTGTATCAATACAACGAGGAATTTGATCAATATCTGTATCAAGATCGTTACAGACTAGATGCCAATGACATCACAGTCTACGGAGATGGAGTCAGCAAAGCCAGCTATATCAACTGGATTGTGGACTACAATCGTCAATCTGGTACCAACAGTACTGCGGAACTTGAAGCAGATCTAGGTAGCCTGGATGTAAGACTGTGCTACAGAATGGCCAGCTTTTCAGACAAACAGTACATCAAGATGTACACTGAAAAGTCCAGCCCTAACTCCTTGAACTCAACCCTGCTGATCCCTGATGAAAGCTACGACTTGTTGCTGTACAAGAATCAGCCGTTTGATCGAGTGATCTACAGCAGTGTGATTGTGCAGATTGTAGAAGGCGGTTACGCAGTGTACGGTTATAGTACCACACAGCCGTTCTTTAATATCGCAGTGAGTCAAGGTATTGGACGTCTCAAATCATATACTGCGGGCAACATCACAGTACAAGTGCCCACTGTTTACACAGATACTGTGGTCAAGGTCCCATATGGCTATGTGTTTACCAATCAAACCAGCGTGTGCGACTTTTTACTGAGTTATGGTAATGTGTTAGAAAAACAAGGCCTAACATTTACTGATCGTGCTAATGGTTTTGAGTTGGATTGGTCACAAATGGTACAAGAGTTCTTGTATTGGAGTCAGCAAGGATGGGAAGTCAACAGTCTGATCAACCTAAACCCTTTGGCTAGTGGTCTGACTATTACTAAACCGCAGAGTGTAGTTGACAGTGTGGTCACACAGACATCAGAAAATGTGCTGTTGAATCAGAACAAGCGTGAATTACCAACCAAGAATCTAAATATTGTTCGCTTGGACAATACCTTGACTCTGCAACCACTCACTGCTGAAGCGTTGAGTTTTGCAGATCTTAGATTCACAAACTTTGAACACATGATTGTGCTCAACAACCGCAGTGTGTTTGGAGACCTGATTTATGAACCTATCACGGGAGCTCGTCAGAGTCGATTGAACTTGGTTGCTGTGACTTCTACTGAGTGGAACGGCACAGTTGATGCACAGGGCTTTATTCTCAACCAAGACAATGTGCAGGAATGGACCGGACTCAAGAAGTACAGCAAAGGTGAAATTGTCAAGTACAAAGACCAGTATTGGAGTGCAGCCACAATTGTAGATCCCAGCACTGAGTTCAAGTTTGATCAGTGGTTCAAGAGTGACTATGAACAACTAGAACTGGGCTTGTTGCCCAACATTGCCAACAAAGCTGATCAGCTGGCCAACAGCTACAGCTTGAACACTGCAAACCTAGAGCTAGACAACGACCTGTTGAGCTACGGCCTGATTGGCTTTCGTCAACGCCAGTACATGTCGGCCCTGAATCTAGATGATGTCAGTCAAGTCAACGTGTACCAGCAGTTCTTGAAAACCAAAGGTACTATTCTGTCAGCAGAATTACTGAGCCAGGCCAATCTTGGAAAAGAATCAGCAGACTACAAGATCTTTGAAAACTGGGCAGTTCAACGTGCTGTATATGGAGCCAATGCCAACCGCAGCTTTGTTGAATTGCGCCTAAATCGCGCACTGTTGAATTCTAATCCAAGCTTGGTACAAGTGATTTTGCCACAGCAGTCAAGCCAAGCTGACCAGACAGTGTTGTTGAGCAACGTGTGGCGACAAAGCTACAAACTAACGTCGCCTAACTTTTTGCCCACCACTACAGCCACAGTCACAGACACTGCCCTGCCCACGGCTGGTTATGTGAATTTGGACGATGCGGACATTACTATGTTCAGCCTAAACGACTTGTCGTCTATACAAGCTAATCTTGACGCAGTGTCAGTTGGGGCAACAGTATGGGCTGCCAAAGTCAACAACTACGACTGGAATATCTATCGTTGTGTACAAGTTCCTGGTTATATTGATCATGTGTGCGACAATCTTGACGGCACTAGTATCTGTAATTTTACTCAGCCACATGGTCTTGCAGTAGGCGACAAATTGATCATCAAGTTTTTTGATGTTGAAATTGACGGAGTGTATGAAGTACTAGAAGTCACTGGTGTCAATACCGTGACCATTGCATACACCTTTATTGGCACACAAAATCAAATCAATGGTACAGGCATTGGATTTACGTTGCAAACACAACGAGTAAGTCAACCTAGTGATATTTTGAATCTGCCATACGCAAATGAAATTCAAACTGGAAATAAGGTATGGGTTGACAACGCTGGCAACGGCCAGTGGGCCGTGCTGGAAAAACAAAATCAGTTCTCAGATGTTGTAGAATTAGCACCTGAGTTGCTGGATGCTACAGAACAATATGGTCAAAGTATTGCACAGGCCCGAACCCGCTTGGCTGCACTGGTTGGTAGTCCGCGCTATGGATTTGCAAGTGGTACAGCAACGGGCGGTATCTATACCTATGTCAAGAACTTCTCTGGTAGTTATCAACCAGTAAGTCCTACAGACAGCGGTGATGCTATTCTTGTGTTGGGCGCAACAGGAGTTCGCGGATACGGTAATGCTGTGGACTTTGGTAATCAGACCTGGGCAGGCGCAGGCGCTAGCTTGAGTTTAGGTCCTGCTAGCGAAGCAGATGTTGGATATGCAGCAGTGATCTATCGTGATCCTGCCCTAGGCCAACCAGGCATAAACCCATATGCACAATGGCAATTGTTGACTCCTCCTGTTAGTGGCGATCGTATTTTGCCTGGGGAATTTGGATACAGCGTTGCAGTCAGCACAGACGAACACTGGATGTATATTGGCTCACCAGGGGTGAACAAAGTTCATGCATATGCTCTTGTAGATGTGCAAAATCAATTCATTAGAACGCGGGGCAACGGTGTTACTACCACTTATCAAATTGCCAATGCTATACAAATTGACAACAATCTTCAGTTGGAAGTCAGTGTCAACAGCAACACTCAGACTCTGGGTGTGGACTATGTTATAAACGGATTCTCTGAAGTGGTGTTTACAACACCCCCGCCTGTGGGAGAAGTAGTAGATATCAGTCGCAAAACTTTGCTGACAATAACCAACAGCGGAACACAGCAACTTGCTACGTCTTTGTTCACAGTAAACAACATTGACTCATTCTCGGTGCTGGCCAACGATGTGTTGTTGCGTCCCAACATTGACTACACCTACAACAACGGGACTGGTCTCTTGACCTGGATCAATGCTCCTGCAGGCGGAGTTACTATCATTGTTCGTGCTGACAAGCATTTTGTGTATGTTGACACTCTCACCGTGGGCGGACTTGCAGCAGATGCAAGATTTGGTCACAGCGTGTCTACCACAACCGACGGGCGTCAAGTCTTGATTGGTTGTGCTGATCAGACAGTTGATGGCAAAGTGGAAGCAGGTAGTGTGTATGTGTTTGACCGCAACGTACAACGATTCATTTACGGCACAGAAACTTCGTCTGTGATGTTTACTGTGCTGGGCGCAGTGACTGCTCCTGTAAGTGTAATTGTAAACAACCAGTTCTTGACCAATCAAGTTGACAGCACCATAAACGCAAACAACACATTTACTGTGTCTGGCAATGACATTACCATACAAGATCCGTTGCAAGTTGGTGACGTGATTGAGATTGAAACCAATCAATTTGTATTGACGCAACAAGTCAAACAACAAACAGTGAATGCATCTAATGCAATAGTTGATAATTCAATGGAGTTCACTAATTTTGGACAAGCTCTTGACATTTGCAGCTTTAATTGCAGCTTGTATATTGGCGCACCACAGGACAGCACACAAGAATGGAAAGCAGGTAGCGTACAACGCAGTGTGAACCAAAGCAGAGTGTACGGTACCATTACTGCCACAGTGGCCAATCCTGTACTAACTGCTGGACAGACCCTGCGTGTGAACAACATAGATGTTGCAGTACCCAACGCACCAAACAACACTGTAGTTGGTCTAGCCAATGCTATTAATAATCTAGTAACACTAGGCGGAGTACCAAACGTAACAGCATCTGTTAGTGCTACAGGCTTTTTGACTATCTCAGTCAAGAATACTGATTCAGCAGCCCCTGGCAACAAACTGCAAGTAGCACCGGGCTCATCAACAGGAAGTACAGTGTTTAGTGCTTTGGGATTCAACACTTTTGTGTTCACACAAAGCATCTACAGTCCTTATCCTGTGGAGTTTGCTGCATTTGGCGCCAGTGTCAACATAGACGACACTGCTGACAACCTTGTGGTTGGCGCACCAGGTGGCACACAATACATTGTAACAGAGTTTGATGAAGGTGAAACTGACTTTGACGGCAACAGTACTATTTTCTTCAGTACCATTGTGCAGAGTGGTGTAGTATACACTTACGATTACTTGCCTAGCGCAGGTGATTCTACATTGAATCCTGGCAAGTTTGTGTTTGGTCTACAAATTGCAGACAACGGCGCTGGCACTTACGACAACTACGGTATTGCAGTGAACTACACTGATGGTGTGCTCATGGTAGGTGCTCCGGGCAACGATTTTGGTGACAGCAGTGCTGCCAACCGCGGGCGTGTGTTTGTGTTTGAAAATCCTGATCGTACACCAGCTTGGACTGTGATACGTGAACAACAACCTGTGGTAGATGTGCGCTTGCTCAACAGCGTGTTTGCATACGACAGAATCACCAGTGCTCGTACAGAATTCTTTGACTTCTTTGATCCACTACAAGGCAAGATCCTTGGAGCAGCCAAACAAAACATCAATTACATTGGTGCAGTTGATCCAGCAGCATACAATTCAGGACCAGTCAACAATCAAGGCAACACATGGACCTCAAGTCGTGTGGGAGAAATTTGGTGGGATATCAGCACAGTGAGATTTGTTGATCCCAACCAAGACAGTATTGTTTACGCAAGTCGTCGTTGGGGACAAGTGTTTCCAGGCAGTAATGTAGACGTGTACCAGTGGATTGAATCTACTGAGCCACCAGCCAGCTATACAGGTCCAGGAACACCGCTGAACGTGTTCTCATATTCGGTCAACAGCAGCCTCAGTAATGATGGCACATTCAACACCTACTACTACTTCTGGGTGCGTGGTATCACCACTGTGGCCACCAACCGTGGCAAAACACTCAGTGCTGAAACTGTGGCCCGTTATATTGAAAATCCCAAAGCTAGTGGCATTCCCTATATAGCAGCAATCAATGCCAGCACAGTGGCCATATACAATGCAGGCACAGTAATTGAAGCAGAAGACACAATTCTCAGCATTGAGTTTGATCGCGAATTCACTAACGACAACGTTCACGTGGAATATGAGCTGATTGCACAAGACAAAGAAGACGGATTCTTGAGTGACGGTCTATATCGTAAACTACAAGACAGCTTCTGCGGAGTAGACACATTTGGTAACCTGGTACCAGATCCCAACTTGAATGCAGCAGAACGATTTGGTGTGCAGTTCCGCCCACGACAGTCGATGTTTGTAGATCGCTTTGAAGCACTGAAGAACTACATTGTTCGTGCCAATACTGTGCTGGCTCGTTTCCCAATTGTGGAAAATCGCAGCTTTGCATTGTTGAATTCCAGCGAGCCGTTGCCACCAGCTCAAACTGGTGCCACAGTGAACTGGAACCTGCAAGTGGCCAACTTGGAAATTCTCAACTTCCAAAACATTAATGCAGTGCCATTGGGCTACAAGTATCTGGTCACTAGCGACAGCAGCAACAACGGTTTGTGGACCATTTACGAAGTGCAGTTGTCACAAGGTCCATTGTTGGGCATTAAAGAATTAGTACTGGTTCGTGTGCAAAACTACGATACCAAGCGTTACTGGAACTATATCAATTGGTATCTGCTAGGATACAACCCCAGCACCAAAGTTGTGGCCGAAGTACCAAACTTCAGTACTCTAGAAACACTGAATCTACCAGTGGGATCAAGTGTGCTGGTCACTGCCAACGCACAAGGCAAGTTTGAAATTTACCTACGCACTGACATTGCATGGCAGCGTGTGGCCTTGCAGGATGGTACCATTGAGATAAGTGCGCAGATATACGATTATGCACTGGGACGTTTTGGATTTGACGTTGAAGTGTTTGATGCTCAATACTTTGATCAAGAGCCAGTGATTGAAACTCGCAAAATCATTCAGGCCATCAACGAAGAACTGTTTGTTGATGACTTGTTGCTGGAACGAAACCGCAGTCTAGTACTGATGTTCAACTATGTGCTGAGTGAATTTGCAGCACCTGAATGGCTTGTCAAGACATCTTTGATTGATGTGGATCATAGAATTCGTGAACTAGCACCGTTCCAGAATTTCCGCCAAGACAATCAGGAATTTGTTCTGGACTATATTCAAGAAGTCAAACCATATCACGTGCAAATTCGTGAGTTCAACCTGTTGTACAACGGTCAAGATCAGTACTTTGGCAGTTTAACAGACTTTGATGTGCCTGCATACTACGATACCAGCTTGACTGTGCCTCAATATATCAGCCCAATCTTGTTGCCATATGATGCTGGCACAGCTGAAGTAGACAACACCCTTAGTGACGCAGAAGCCAATTCTTTAGTCTGGCAAGCCTGGCCATATAGCCAATGGATTGCTAACTATTTGTTGACGCTGGACAGCATTACTCTTGTGAACCCTGGATCAGGCTTTACTGATGTTCCTACAGTGACCATAGTTGGTGATGCTGCGGTACCTGCTACAGCACAGGCGTTTTTGAACTCATTGGGTGAGATTGCGTTCATTAGTGTGATCACTTCTGGATCAGGATACCGTGCAACACCAACTATTGTGTTTGATGGCGGCAACGGCACAGGAGCGCAAGCCTACGCTGTGATGGGCAACGACTTAGTTCGAAGCTTCAAGACAGTGATCAAGTATGACCGATATCAATATCAGTCATCAATTGTTGAATGGCAACCCAGCGGCTATTATGAAGATGGTACGCTTGTGCGATATGACGATCAAGTATGGAGAGCTGCAAGTCCAGACTCCACAGCAGTATCTAGTGCAACATTTGAATTTGATCAATGGACTCGTGTTCCGGCTGCTAATTTGTCAGGAGTTGATCGTACTTCGGGTTACTATGTGGCTGGAGTCAACGAACCCGGCTTGGATCTGCCATTGCTGATTGACGGTATTGACTACCCAGGTGTGCAAGTGTTTGGTCGACAGTTTACATCCAATACAGATCTAGATGCTGTGTATTCCAGCAGTTTCCAAGACATTTATCTTGGCACAAGGTTCTCTGACATCAATGTTGACGGTGGCGAGTTTATTGGACCATACGAAGGACACGCACCAGAAGAACTGGTCAATGGTGCAGAATATGACACAGTTGATATTCGTGTATATACTCGTCCTGGTTCAGACTGGAGTTTGGAAGACAACGTTGCTGGCAATGACGGTCATGGATTTCAGTTAGTAAGTCGTCGCTACATATTTGATGATGATCAACCTGTACTGAACTGGGATGGACTAGTAGAAAATCCTGTGTCCATTGTGGTATCCAACGCCACTACCGGTATTGATCTTGTGTCTGGAGTTGACTACACTGCAAACTGGGTCAACCGCACAGTTACAATTCTAAATCGTGTGGACGCAGCAGATCTAGTGAACATAACGGTATACGAACTAGGCGGCGGCAGTCAGTTGTACAGACAAAACTACATTGGCAACAACGTTGATGATTTTGTGATTGTACCAGTCAACGTCAACGAAATTTATGATCCAGTGTTGTTTGTAAATGGTGTAAACACTCAGGTAGTTGATTGGGAAGCATACTATCCAGCTACCGTGTGGAATCAGTTGCAGGCATACAATCGATTGGATGTGGTACAAACTACCAGCCCTACCATGTACTACCGTGCTGTACAAACAGTACCTGCTGGTATTGCTATCACTAACACAGACTACTGGTTGAATTTTGTTCCTGCTACGCAAAGCAAAATATTGTTGGAACAAGCATACACTACTACTGATGCATTAGCACTGACAGTACTGGGCGAGACTAGCCCAATTCAGTACTCGTGGAGTACACCGCAGACACAAAACATCTTGGTGACCAGTTCAATCAACTCTACCAAGACAGTTACACTGACCAACAGCGTGGCGGGAACCAACATTCCCAACATGATTGTGGAAGTGGCTGGCCAGAGACTTCGTCCCTACGAAGGCATTGAATGGATTAGCGATGGCACAACTCTCAGCTTTGGTTTACCACAACGTGGCGGATACCAGCAGAGCATTATCAACGCCGAAACTGACATTGATGTTTATGTTGACAACGTTCTGCAGGTGCAAAGCATTGGTGACGTAGTTGGAACATACAGTGTGACCAACTGGGACGGTAGCAATACCCCTGGTCGCCAGGTGCTGTTTGCACAACCTCCAGCAGAGGCATCAGTAATACTGATCACTGTCAGCACAGTGGCAGCTTACTTGGTATCTGGCAATACGTTGCAGTTGGTCAACGCACCCCCATTGGGAGACATTGTCAGTGTTACTACCTGGAACGACACTGCACAACAAAACATTCTTACCTTGGTGTTCCAAGGACCAGAAGACGAAGGTGTGGTAATCACTGAACCTTATGACAGTACTGCATTTGATGCTGGAATAGTCAACGACGATCCAGGATCTTTTGACTATTCTGTGGGTATTACTATCCCTAACAACAATCTTGACCTGCAACGATCTGGAATTCAAGCCAATCGCTTGTGGGTTACATTAAACGGTCGTCGATTGTTTGACGGCAAAGATTTTATTGTTGACGGAGACATATTGATCTTGGCATCAGGTGCAATGGACAATTCTGATATTGTTGTAGTAACTGAATTCACAGAAAGTATTGTGCCTGAAGCTATTGCTTTCCGTATATTCCAAGACATGCGTGGGGTGCAAGCAACATATCGCATCACTTCGTCGACCACAACTACCCTAGTACAAAACTTGTCAGCCACAGCAGACATTGTGTATGTGCGTGATGCTAATGCGCTCACACAACCAAACTTGCCTGACGGTATTTTTGGTGTGTGTACTATCAACGGTGAACGTATCATGTATCGCGAACGAAACACTGCATTGCACACTATTTCAGGCTTGATGCGCGGCACGGGCGGTACAGCAGCAACATCACACAATGTGGGCACAGAAGTATATGACATTGGTCGTGGTAACTTGATGTTTGAAGAATATCAAGACTATATTGACAAGAGTTCCACAATTGGAGACGGATCTACCACAGTGTTCTATTCAGACATTGATATTAACAACCCAGATGAGTCTAGTTCAGTTGATATTCGTGCTGTAGAAGTGTATGTAGGAGGAGTAAAACAACTGCCTTACGTGGACATACTTACTGCGGATCTTGAACTTGGCATATCTTACAACATATCGTTCTTGGGCACAACAAACTGGAACAACATAGCTGGCACAGTTGGTATCACTTATGGTGTTAATGACAAGATCACTGTGGCCGCAACAGGCACGGGCACAGGTACAGCAGTGCAACAAACCACGCAATATCGCTGGACTGAAGCATTGTTTAGTCCTGTAGCAGTGGAGTTTGTGGTCAACGATGAAGTGATTCCACCGCTTGCAGCACCAGCAGCCGGCAACGACATAACAATTTTGGTACGTCGAGGCAAGAGTTGGTATCGTCCAGGGCCTAACACACCAAGCGATGGTATTGCTCTGCAAGAAACTGACACTCGTGCAGCAAGGTTCTTTCGAGGCATTTAACACGGATAAATAACAGACCATGTCAAATACTGTACAAAACAAACCTGCTGCAACAACTCAGCAGCAAAAGCCCAAGCGTCCCAATGAACAAGGGACCATTTCGGTGCAAGCACATTTTAGGATTTTTGATCCTGCTACACAAAAAACCTTGGTGGAGGGACGAGCATGATCACATCTGGATTGGCCAAAATTACCGGGCATGTAAAAATATCTGACCCCAACAGCGGCGAAATATTCTACAACGATCACAACGCTATTCACTACGAAAACATCAGTATTGCAATGGCTCAAACGCTGGCTGATCGCAACACAGGATACATCTACGAAATGGCATTTGGCAACGGTGGCAGCAGTGTAGATCCCACTGGCGTTATCACATATTTGCCCCCAAACACCACTGGACAAAATGCTGACTTGTACAATCAAACATATGCAAAAGTGGTCAACGATAATTCAGCTGCTGATACCGATCCCGAAAACAACAAAATGACTGTGATTCACACGTCAGGCACAGTGTACACAGATATATTGGTAACATGCTTGCTGGACTATGGCGAGCCACCAGAACAACAGGCATTTGACAACAGCACAAACTTCAACGGGGAATTTGTGTTTGATGAACTGGGGCTCAAGTCCTGGAACGGAAGTGCAGATAATTTGCGATTGATCACTCACGTGATTTTTCACCCAGTACAAAAGAGCTTGAACCGTCAAATTCAAATTGACTATACTCTTCGAATCCAGACATTGAGCAACATCAATGCTGTATAAATATGACAATATTAGGAACAGGTAACTGACATGGCTTATGTAATTAATCTTACTGACGGAACCACTTTTGCAACCATTGCAGACGGCACCGTCAACACCTCAAGTAGCATGATACTGGTAGGTAAGAATTACGCTGGATACGGCGAGTTTCTTGACGAAAACTTCATCCACTTGTTGGAGAATTCGGCAAATACTACATCACCTTCAGCGCCTCTGATTGGACAGTTGTGGTGGGACAAATCCGCTAACTTGCTGAAAGTAAACTACAACGGTAATCCGTCCACAGGTTGGAAAACTATCAGTGCAGCCACTGCCAGTGCCAGCGCACCAAGTGCAAACGTCACAGGTGACCTATGGTACGACACAGTAAACCAACAATTAAAAGTTTGGACTGGAAGCAGCTTTATTGTGGTAGGACCTGCATTTACCAGCGCAACTGGCACAGCCGGTGCTGTTCCTGAAGCCATTCCCAACTCAGGTGGCGGCCCTGACATTGATGTTACCAGTTTGTATGTTGCGGGTGTTCGCACAGCAATTGTAAGCGATACAGCTGAGTTTGTGCCAAGTGCGCCAACCAGCACAACATTCCCTAGAATTTATCCTGGCCTAAACCTCAACAAAGGTATTTCTGACGCTGGGTTTGCTGGCAACATTTTTAACCAAGGCAACTTGCGTTTGGGTGCAAGTGGTAATGCCGCAGTAGTAATTGTGACTGGTACAGGGGCTAACGTCACTGGTTATGTTACTGCTACAGCCAACGTCACAGGAGCCAACATCATTACTGCTGGTTTTGCTAGTGCTACAGGCAACATCACTGGTGGTAATATTAGTACAACAGG